TACATTTCGATTAGTGAAAGCTATGGAGGATTACGACAAGAATTATACAAATAGGTCAATAGCTGATCTTGAGTACAGGGCTGATCTTGAATCAAGCAAAACGCCATTGTCAAATAGTCCACTAGCTATGCTTGGTTATGAACAAATACGAAGAAAATCAACTCCTTCGGGAGATGTCGGAGATTACATAACTCATGTTCTTGCAGAACCAGATTATAAAAATGAGGGAATGGTAGGAGCATTTAACAATCCTGAGTATCCACGTAGGACAAGAGGGGGAGCGTATATTCCAACTCCTATTTCAAACTTACTTGTTCATGGTATGTATGTTAATACAGATCAAGGAGAAAAAACTAAAAAAAGGCTTGAAGCTGCGGGTATAAAGCCTGGAGAAATTTTTGTTAATCAACCTTCAGGTAAAGTACCTCACTCGTTAGGTTCTGCAGGAGTAGCACGACATGAACTAGGACATGCAGGAGCGGATTCGACCAATACTTTGGACAGAGCCTCCTCTAAAAGAGAAGAAATAGTAATGCGTATGATTGATAAAGATCCAAAGTACTATAGTGAAGATATACTTTTTGAACCTGTGGGTGGTGGTCTTCAATTTGCAAAAGAGAAAGAAGTAGAAACTCTTAGAGCAGCGGAAAAGGAAGCGATAAAGTATCTCAATCTAATGGGAGTTCCTTTGATGCCTAAAAACGCAGACCCAGACATGCAGCATGGAGAACCTTTTTTTAAGAATCCTAGGGAAGATAACTTTATACAAAAGTTTTCAAAGTGGTATAATAAAAATATTCGTAAAAGAGATTCTGATAATGAAATAAACAAACGATATAGATATGCAGAAGGAGGCATTGTCTCCTTTTTAAGAGGGGGCTAAAACAATGGCTATAGAAGATGGAATAAGACCAGAAGACATGACCCCAGGGGTTGCTTCTGTAGATGTATCGGTTCCTCAACCTCAAACGTTTGAGGGTGGAGCGGAGGTTTTGCAAGGCCCTCAAGGCCAAGCAATAGTCCAAGAGTTGATGCAATCTATAGCAGGAGAGGAACAAGAAGCACCAGTTCCTCATGATGCGAATCTAGCAGAGTTACTGGAAGATGCTTATATGGGAGAAATTTCTTCTGATCTTAGAGCTTCGTATGAAGAAGATTTAGAGTCTAGATCAGAATGGGAAGAAACTTATACAAAAGGGTTAGATCAGTTAGGTATTAAACATGAAGAAAGATCTACTCCATTTGAAGGAGCTTCTGGTGTAACTCATCCGTTGATTGCTGAAAGTGTAACACAGTTCCAAGCACAGGCGTATAAAGAGCTATTACCTGCAGGTGGCCCTGTACAAACACAAGTTATGGGTCTGCAAGATGTTGCAAGAGAAGAGCAGGCGAAACGAGTTAAAGACTTTATGAACTATCAGATTACAGAAGTTATGGAAGAGTTTGATCCCGATATGGATCAGTTGCTGTTTTACCTTCCTCTTTCTGGTTCTACGTTTAAGAAAGTTTATTTTGACGATGCAAGACAAAGACCCGTATCTAAGTTCGTTCCTGCTCAAGATCTTGTTGTTTCATACGCAGCTTCTGACTTGCAGACAGCATCGAGGGTTACACATGTTTTAAGAATGGACGCTAATCAGCTTCGCAAGATGCAAGTTGCAGGTGTTTATAGGGATATAGAAATTCTTTCTAGTGATCAAGAAGAGAACGAAGTACGAAAGAAAGTAGACGAAATACAGGGAACACAAAAAACATATACGGATGATGTTTATACAATCCTTGAGATGCACGTTGATTTAGACCTAGAAGGGTTTGAGGATATGTCTCCTAACGGAGAACCAACGGGTATTGCTTTGCCTTACATTGTAACGATAGACGAGGGTTCTGGAGAAGTTTTATCTATACGAAGAAACTTTGCAGAAGGAACTGGACTGGCTAGAAAAACTCAATACTTTGTGCATTATCGTTTTATGCCTGGTTTAGGTTTTTATGGCTTTGGTCTTATCCACATGATTGGTGGTCTTGGACGAGCAGCGACAAGTATTTTGCGTCAGTTAATTGATGCGGGTACGTTGGCGAATCTTCCTGCAGGATTTAAGGCCAGAGGTGTAAGGGTGCGAAATGATGATGAACCTTTACAACCGGGCGAGTGGAGGGATATTGATGCACCAGGTGGGGATATAAAAAGTTCTATTATTCCTTTACCATATAAAGAACCTTCGGGTACTTTGACACAATTACTGGGATCTCTAATCGAGGCGGGTAAAAGGTTTATTACTCTTGCAGACCAAAAGACTGGAGATATGAACTCACAAGCTCCAGTAGGTACAACGGTAGCTATGCTCGAGCGTGGCATGAAGGTTATGTCTGCAATCCATAAAAGATTGCATTATTCTCAAAAAACAGAGTTTAGAATCCTTGCTAGAATTTTTAAAGATAATCTTCCTCCAGAATATCCATATGAAGTAGCGGGTGCTCAACGCACTATTAAGGCAGAAGACTTTGATGATCGTGTGGATGTAATTCCAGTAAGTGATCCAAACATATTCTCAATGGCACAGAGGGTAACTCTTGCTCAAACTCAGCTTCAACTTGCACAATCAAATCCTCAGATACATAATCTACACTCTGCATACCGTAGAATGTATCAGGCTCTTGAAGTTCAAAACATTGACGAGGTCCTTCCTCCCCCTCCTCAACCAGAACCATTAGATCCTGCCATTGAGAATGCCAGAGCTTTAATGAGTGAGATACTAACTACGTTTCCAGAACAAGATCATGATGTTCATATTCGTATGCATTTAATGTTTATGAAGACACCTTTGGTTATGACTTCTCCACAGGTTATGGGAATTTTTTATGCACACATTATGGAGCATGTTTCTCAAAAAGCACGTAAGATGGTTATGCAAGAGTTACAGTCGCTAATGGCTATGGCTATTGAACAACCTAACGTAGATCCAAGAGTTATGCAGTCGGAGCTTCAAAAACTCCAAATGCAAATGCAGGATCCTGTTGAGATGGAAAGATTAGTGACAATGCAGCAAGAAGAAATTCTTAAAAATTTAATGCCAGAACTAATCCCTCCACCAAACGATCCTATGTCTGATCCTCTTGTTCAAATTAGAATGAAGGAGCTTGCAGTTAAGGAACAGGAGCTAGGAAGAAAAGTTCAAGAAGACCAGAACGACCTAGGCGTTGAGATGGCAAAAATGCAACAACGTGCCGTGACTGACGCTGCAAGGATTGAAAGCCAAGAAGAGATAGCCCAAAATAGAAATGATGTTAATAGAGAAAGAATTGACGTTCAGAGACAATCTCAAGCACGGAGAAACTAATGCCCTTAAAAAAAGGTAAATCTAAAAAAGCTATAAGTTCAAATATTAAAAAACTTAAGAAAGAGGGTAAGCCTCAAGATCAAGCTGTGGCTATTGCGTTAAACAGTGCTAATAAATATGGTCACGGTGGATCTGTAAAATGTAAGAAGTTTTAGGAGTTTTAATTGAAGATTTTAGAAATAAAAGCAGAGCTTGATACATACAAAGCCGTCAGCGAAGAAAGATGGCTCGAGATAATCAGCCGTGTAAAAAGATTAGAAATGGTCTTGATTGGATCCGCAGGAACCACCATAGTATTACTGTTAAGCCTTGTTGTGAAAGGATAGTAAGTATGCCCGAGCCGATAACCATTGCTTTATCCGCATTTGCTGCCGTCAAAGCTGGGGTGGCTGGTGCGAAGTCAATGGCAGAACTAGGGAAGGATTTAGGAACTTTATGGCAAGCCATAGATGACGTAAAGGCTAATGCGAAAGATGCTAAAAAGTCTGGTGGCGGTAATGCTATGCAACAGTTCATACAGCTAAAACAGGCAGAGGATTTAGAGCATAATTTAAGAAACATAGTGCTGAGTACCAGAGGTGAGGCGGGCTGGAGGCAACTTCAAGAGTTAAGAAGGAAAGAGAAACAACGTGAGGTTCAGGGTCGTTACGAAGCAACTCGAAGAAGAAACCAACTTGTAAATGCTATAGGAATTATTTGTGCAATTCTTATTACCGGGGTTGGTGCTTATTTTATGATTATGTTTGCGATGAGGTATCAATAAGATGAATGATACCCAACAAGGTGATATTATGTTTTACTCTTGCATTGCTTCTTTTAGCCTACCTCGATGCTGTTACAAACGAGCCTTATTGGATGATAATTAAATGAAAAAATTAAGCAGAGATAATCCACTAAACCAAGCAGATTTAGATGGTGATGGTATTGTAACGACTGAAGAACTTGATAAACATGAACGGTTTATTAAGATTGATAATCAGAACCGTAAAGAGGATCAGAGCCGTTTTATCATACTCTTTAGTGTGTTTAGTGTTACTGCATTTATCGCAGTTATGTTAACTCCTTGGGTTAGTGTTGAAAGAGTGCAGGTATTACAACCTATAGGAAGCACTTGGGTCATAGCTAATATGGGAATTATTGGTGCCTTTCTTGGTATTAATGGATACACAAAAATTAAAGAAAATGGAAAAAGTTAATGTCAGAAGCAAAATTAAAAAAAGTAATAAAAGGTTTAAGCAAAGCGTCTAAAAGTCATGCGAAACAAGCAAAGACTTTAAAAACAGTTTTAAGAAAAAAGAAAAGTAAGAAGTGATGTATGAGTACGCAATAAAAGAAGTAGTTAAAGTTGTTGATGGAGATACGGTTGATATTTTAATTGATCTTGGTTTTGATCTTATAAAAAAAGAAAGGGTTCGATTAGCTGGTATTGATGCTCCAGAAAGTCGAACTCGAGACTTAGAAGAAAAGAAACTAGGGTTAGAAACAAAAGAGTTTCTTATCAAGAGACTTCAAGATGGATTGCCTTCATTGAGAGTTAAAACAGAAAAAGATGGGAAGTACGGAAGAATGCTTGGTTGGATTTACTGTACCACAGACGATGGAGAAGTTAATATTAATATGGAATTAGTTGATAAGGGTTATGCTTGGTTTTACGATGGTGGAACAAAAAGAAAAGATTTAGATGAACTCAGATCAAAAAGAGGAATAAATGGCTGAAGAAAACAAACCGTTTCAGTTATCCGATAATAGCAATATAAGTATACCACTTCGTAATTTAATTAGTATGATTGCTGTAACGGCATTATCTGTGTGGTTATATTTTGGGTTAACTGAAAGATTGTCTATGCTTGAACACAATTTTGCTTTATTAGAAGTAGAGGTAGAAGAGAATGACACTTGGATAGACGAATGGTCACCGCCTAAGTCAGTACAAGATACTATTGCACGGATGCAAGAATTAGAAAAGACTGCGATTATTTTAAAAATGGAAATTAAGAACTTGGAACAAAGGTTAAAAGAATGAGTTTAGTTACTTCACTGATAGGTCCAGTAACAGGCATTCTTGACAAAGTCATAGAGGATAAGGATCAAAAAGCCAAGTTGGCCCACGAGTTAGCTACGATGGCAGATAAGTTATCGCATGAACAAAATCTTGCACAAATCGCAGTCAATAAAGAAGAAGCAGCTTCTGGAAGCCTGTTTAAAGGTGGCTGGCGTCCTTGCGTTGGTTGGGTCTGTGCTATTGCTTTTTTCTATCATTTTGTTGGCCAGCCTGTTATCGTTTTTGTTTTAACCGTAACTGGAGTTGAAATACCAGATTTACCAAATTTCAACATGAATACCCTTCTAACCGTTTTGGGCGGAATGCTGGGCATTGGCGGATTACGCAGCTATGAGAAACAGAAAGGTCTGACGAAATAGAAGAGGAGCCTTGTATCGTTTGTGGTACAATAAAGAAAGTCTACTGGATATATACAGTAGAGCAAAAATGGAAACAAATGAGAGAAATTTGTTTAACGTGTAAAGAAAGGAACAAAAAAGATGCCAGCAAAGAAGGGCTTATACGCTAATATTCATGCGAAGAAAAAAAGAATTAAGGCCGGGAGTGGCGAAAAAATGAGGAAGCCTGGGAGTAAAGGTGCTCCAACGGCAGCAAACTTTAGACGAGCGGCTAAAACAGCGAAGAAAAGAAACTAATGGCTAAAGAAAACTTTCAAGAATGCTTGAAGATGATCTTGCACCATGAGGGCGGGTGGGTAAATCACCCGCGTGATCCGGGAGGTGAGACTAATTTCGGAGTAACCAAAAGAGTTTATGAAGAATGGGGTGGTACTAAAGACATGAAGGAGTTAACGGAAGAAGACGTTGCTCCTATCTATGAAAAGAATTACTGGCTTAGAGCAAAATGTGATCACCTTCCATCTGGTTTAGACTTAGCTGTTTTTGATTGGAGTGTGAACAGTGGTGTTGGCAGAGCAGCAA